GTTCAGACCAAAATCTGAACTCCACGCGTTAGCGTTAACTCCACGATCTTTCACGCGGTCTGGCGCAAGTCGAGACTAGCAAACCACACTCACATACTCCCCGAGTACTTCGGGTTTCCGTTCTGGGGTGCGATCTGCCTGCGAGAGTCTCGACAGTCGGATAATGTCCACCAAGTGGTCTATTCGACTACCGTCAAAGACGTCGTCAAATAGCTTCAGGTCTGCCAACTCCTGAAGTACTATATCCTCCCAACGTTTTAGGTGAAAGCGCCGAACGTAGCACGTAGGTATGAGCTGACGATCGGTCGTTACAGGCCTTCTAGTCGCGGACGAATACGTCTGACGGGCCGGTACAAACGATGTTGAAAACTTACTCTTCCTTACGGAGTTTCGGACAATCCCCATCTCCCTGACTCGTTCGATTTCTTCGACCATCGTATCATATTCCTCCTCCCGAGAAAGGTCGTATCCATCAGGCCGCTCGGACATCCGGATAACCCCTTCTTCGACGGGTCTTCTAGACGTAGGCAAAGCCGTAATTGCACGACGGATTTTTTTATCTTGTCGACAGGCCTTCTGAAGCCATCCCGGTAAGTTGTAAAGCATCTTATCCTGTTGCTTGGACAGAATATGTACGTTCGCTCGTACTATCTTCACAAAAGTCTTCCGGTCGACACATGACTGAGCAGCTACTCCCAGCACGTCGTTCACTTCCGGTTTCATCCACAAGGCTGAAACGTTTAATTTCTTCACTGCGATCCCACGATCGAACAGTGTTGAATTCACCTCCGCTTTTTGGTCACTAGACATCGTCTTCTGTTCATTAACAACGAAGCCAACCTCGCTGCCCTGACGTCTAATTTCCTCACGGATATTCGATCCGGTCCTGGGCTCCCGAAGGAGTAAATCATCCCCATTTATCAAACAAGGGTGACTGGACCACTCACGGAACGATATCTCCTTCCTCTTTAATAACTCGGTCAGTGCCATGTCAACGACCGATTTATTGATCAGGCACAAAAGGGGAAACGACATGACAGAACCCATAGGTTGGCCTCTGGTCGCCCCACCATTCCCATCAAATCTAAGCTCGGACAAAACTCGGAGTGCTCGAATTTCATCCTCTGAGAGATGATCTGCCCGTTCAATCAGTACATTAACTGCCGCCTTAACGTATGCGGTCTTAATGTTATCAGTGGCGGACTGATAATCAAAAGAGAGGTACTTCGCACCAGTTAACTTCCTGATGTCCTTCTCGGAGGGGTCTCCGACAAGGAGCCATCCCTTCCTCTGTAGATTCGAATAGAGGGAATAGTGTAACGGACCGAGAAGCCGGGTATTCTCGGCAGAATATAACGTTACAACTCGAGGTTTCCCCGAAGAGAAGACGAGTTCAACACGACAGGAATCCGAAAATTCCTCCCTGTTCCAATTCCCACCATCACGACGTTTAAATGCTTCCGTAGCATTTCCGTTCGGGATAAACGGCCGTCTTTCCCGGTCCCAACCGAAATCAACATTGCCTCGAAAGGCATGAAGAAATCGGCGAAGATGATCGTCAGAGACGTCAACAGGTTGGAACCGCTGACTCTTCCATTGACTGAGAAGTTCCTTAAACCGAGGTTCACAGTTTGAGCAACAATTACGTTCGACCTTCTGGATAGTCTTAAAACTCAGTTCCCACTCTTCGCTAACGTGGGAGAAACATTTACGTACGGCAGAACGCAATTCGCCGCACTGTAAAGAGTCAGGAAGATCTCGTTCGTATGGTAGACCCAGACGTCGATACCACCTTACTAAAGTTATGGCTTTCTTCTTAAGCCAGGCGCTCTTGGTACACCCATCCATGTCGACACCCTCTAACACTGTGTATAGGTTAGAGTGCGAGACAGGATGTCCGCCACGATTGTCATCCCCTCTTTTAGGACCCAAAAGGTCCGCATTCAATGATCCAAGAATCCGGTTGAGGCCTCCCTCGAGTTCCTCGCCGGGAAGACGGAACATTGGAAGTTCTTCACCGCAGTCAGGGACGCGTACGTATGACTCTTGCCTGACGGACGAAGCCGTTACATCCTCAGGGACCAGTTTAACTGCTTCCCCATAGTTGGCAGCCCCGAAGGGTAGTGGGATTGTAAAGCCCTTAACCCCTTGTGATGGATAGCCACCGTCAACGGGTAGAACGTCTTCAAACAGAAGTTCTTCAAATTTTATACTCTCGTTATCTGTTTTATTCATTGTACGTAAGAGTAACTGTTTGGTAAGGATAACAGTCAATCAACCTGCAAAGATACTGATTGCAACAGCCGTCTCGACACATACGGAATCCATCTATAACTAGGCATAAGCTGCCTCTGACCCGGGGCGCAACGCCCGGAAACCTAGATGTCCTGGTCTCATCGACGTGGACTTACTTGGCCGGTCCAATACGGCGAGTTTCATCCGCGCACGGAATTAGCTTCACTGCTTTGTAGTTGTTGTTGTTTGAATCAGGATACGGTACTACACCACTTCCTGGAGCATGACTGGTCATGACCCCGTCCAGAAACTAGACTACCACTTTATTTGAAAACGATGTGGTAACGTTAGCCGCTTTCTGATTAAGCGTGTGAACGGCAAATCC